TCAAAGCCTACTGTGCCTTTTAATTCTTTTTGTATTCTTTTTAAAAGTGTACGAGACTTGAAGTTTTGACCTTCTCGTTTTCTATCAGGCATTACATCGCTCCTTTATATTTGCCACCGCGCCCGGCCATTACACAGCCTCCGCCCATATAGCCTTTTTTAACTTTACCGCCGCTCATGTAGCCCTTCTTGACCATGCCGCCGTTTTTCTTCTTTATCACACCACGGCCAATAAGAACGTCTTTCTTAGTGATTTTACCGTCTCCACTTAAATCTTTCATAGCATAATCCTTTCGGTTATCAAAATACTCTTGCTAGTCCACCGCGGCTAGCTTTCCATTTAATTCGTTTAGAAGACTTCTTCTTCTTAGCAGCAGATGTACACTGAGCCATCGTCGGCCTACATGCAGGATACCCCTTACGCTTTTCACCCTTCTGACGACCACAAGGTTTGCCTGTCTTACAGTCAACCCAACCTTTCCCGTCATTCTGAGAAAACCATTTGCGTAAAGAATTTTCTTTTGCCATCAGTATGTCCTCGTGCTCTTCCGTCTTGTTTCTTCAACGCAACCACAACCAGAAGCAATTATGCCTCCGCCACGGTATCTATTTCTAGCAGGCCGTTTAGGATTATCTACTGAAGTCATCAGTCCACCTGTTGCCGCTTTCTTAGTAGAGTTTCCCCAGTTGGCCGCCCCTACCTTGCGACACTTCGAGAGTGCTCCGCTTGCGTAGGCGCTTGGCCATACCTTGTATCGGGCTTTGACTTTGCGATAACAAGCGTCTTTTTTTGTTTTTGTTTTTTTTGACATTAGCCCTCCTCTCCGGAGATCGTGAGATTTGAAACGACATCTGACCACGGCTTATCATTTAAATTGGCCTTTCGTGAATTGCTTACCAGGTACTTCAACATATCATTGTTCAAAGACACCATAGCATTAGTGTTACGGATTTCTGCTTCCATGACGGCGGCTCTAGTGTTCAAGTCAATCAACGTGCTAGACGTCCAACTTGTCCACTCTTTTGACACGAAACCAATAGATCCAATTATTGCCGCTAACACGACACTTCCAATAATTTTTTGATCCATACGCATCACCACATCTTACACGACCAGTATCTGGCCGTTAGTTTGTCTAGTCTTTTTGTGTCACACCCATGCCTTGCACGGAAGGACTTACGTCTTTTTGGGTTAGACTTTTTAATCTTCATATTGGCGTCCCCAAACCGAATAACCTTTTCCTTGCCTTTGTCACAAGCCTTTACAACAAACTTCTTACCCCCAGAAACCTGACGTCTAGGTTTGTTGCATTTCATCTTCGATTTATCAATCTTCGCCATCGTTACTCCACAAACACTGTTATTTTTGCGTTACTCGGTAAAGATGCATACACACCTTTTTTAGCTAGTATACCATCTCCAGGAATATATATCTCATCTGTTCCCTGCGTTGTCTCATCTACTTCTAGCAAAACCTTACCTGATGCCGCCGAGGGATTGTCATATAATACAATGTCCCCTGACGCGCCGCTTTCATACGTGACAACAACAGCTTGTAATCGGCAACGTCGAGCTACTAACGCCGCCGAGGTATGTGAGTGAAAAGCCGTTACTTCACTGCCGACCATATTCTTCTCCTAAGACAAGAAAATTGTTAGTTGGTTAGTCGAACCGGTAAATGCCGCTACAAAAACACCATCTTTAAATATAATCCCATTATCAGGTATATTCATTACATGATGCCCCGTAGGGAACTTCTGTGTCAACAAAACATCTCCGCTTGCACTTCCGTCCTTGAGAGTAAACTCCCCAGCGGCAGCGGCAAAAATAACTATTTGACGCAAACGAGCGCGGCTCGGACCGACAATTGCGGCGGTTGTGCCTTGAACCCAATTATATGCGGTTACTGGACCTGACATATGTTAATCCTTTTTTTTCGGAGGACGTCCACGTTTTTTTGCAGGCTTTTCTTCCCACGCCTCATTTACATTAGGCGTAGAAGGATCATCCGCTTTAAGCGTACCGTTCTCATTTCGTGCGCGAACTTTAGCGGGTTTGATTCCTCTAGCCGCTAGTTCTTCTTCGGATGCAGGTTTGAATCTACTCATAACCTACCCCTTATGATGCTGCTATTGTGCCACCTGTGTCAGAACGCTTCCAGTTTGTTCCGTCAGAGAAAGCCAATATCGCAGAACCTGCTGCGCCGTTTGAAACAAATACAACAGTGCCCGCGCCTGCGTCAGCGGCGGAGGGTGCGTTTGCTACGGTGTAAGTTGGGACGACGATGTCGCCAATAAAGCCAGCAGTTGAAGTCACTGGACCTGAAAATGTAGTCGATGCCATTTTAGTACCCTTTGCATAAGGATTTGCCTTGTAGTCTATGCAACGTCAGGCGGGCGGATACCTGTCTACAAAGCTAATATGATGCCCATTACAAAAACAATACAACACATTAAACCAAAAAGAAAGGGGCTACCGAAGCAGCCCCTCACAAAAAACTATAGTTTACAGATTATGCACCTGGTGAACCAAATACACAACGTGGATCTGAGAATCCAAAGCTGTAACGCTCACGAGCCTTAAAGCGCATGTTACCTGTGTCGAAATCTGCTTCCATGTTAGTGGATAGCGGAGTTCTTTCAAAGTGAACAAAGCCGCGAGGCGCGTCTGTTTTGATGAAGAATGCATCAGGGTCAGTTAGGAAGTCGTTGACTGCATAACCTTCTGGTAACATTCCCATTGAGCGCAATGCGTTTGTGTCATTGTCCGCAGTACCTACACGTAGGTTAGATACCATCAAACGTTCTGCAACAAACTGCAATTGACGTGGGATCATTAACTTCGTTCCACGTAACGCAACCTTTAGACCACGCTCATCCACAAAGCCTGCGATGTTGATTAGAGCGTCTTCTAAAGAAGTTTCGTTCAAATCAGCAGCAACAGCCGGAGTGTTTGCTAGTGTTCCACCGTTTGTTAACGGGTGGTTAGTTGCACAAAGAGCAACGCCGTCACCACCAGCAGAAGCACCACCTGTGAACGCATTGTTCAATACAGCGGCAGCTTTAACCTGCTTAGAGTGAGCCATTGATCTTGCGAGGGCGCGTGTGTAACGACTGCCTAAACGGTCGTACAAGTTGTCCTCAATTGCTTCCTCAGTGATTGAGAATGCAAGTGCAACAGTTTCGTGGTTGTAACGAGCAGTGAATGCTTCGTTAGCGTCGTCGAAGTTAATTGCAGAACCTTCTGATTTAGTAGGTGCCGCACCAAATCCAGCCAACATTACTTCTTCTTCAAACGCACGGTCTGAAGATTCAGTAGTGAAGATCTCTGAATGTTGGTTTTCGTACCGGTTGTACTCCATGCCAAATAAGGCGTTAAGACCGGGTTCTAGCTCTTTTGCTAGTTGTGCGCGTGATATAGCCATCTGTTAGCCCCCTTATACGCCAGTCACAGAAACAGTGCCCTGTACAATACTTCCGTTTGGAGCATTGAAATGGTTGTTTAAGCGAACGATTAATGGAATACCAGCTGCAGTGAAATCTGAATTACTAGGGTCGTCTTGGACTCCCATAATACGCATAGATAACGCCGCTGTGGTAGCGATTGTGTTTAGGTCAGCAGTTGCTGAAGAGATACCTGTAGTATCACTACCGCTATTGCCACCTGCAAACGCGATGTTAGCAAATACTGCTGCGCGTACTTCCGCTTCAGTGTTTGCCGCAGCCACTACGTTAGATGTAGCGATTGTGAACGTCTGCATAGGATCGTCATAGACGAAAGCCTTGACAGGGTAGTTGGTATCAGCACCAGCACCTGGCCATGTATTAGACCAGATAGTTGCGCCTGTTGTAGAAGAAACGTATTCACATCCCCAGAACACACCAACAATAGAGACAGTACCACCAGCCGCAGCTTGTAGATCGTCAATTACACCAGCCGCAGTCGGTATTACCGGCTGACCTTGGTATAGCTTGTTTGTGTTACCTGGAGCTATGCGATATTCCGTTGCCCCGGTAGAATTGGCTTGTTGGCCAATTTTCCCAATGGGTCGTAGCCCAAAGGATCCGTTAGAATTTGCCATAATAGCACCTCAATAAAAGTTACTCGGAGTCTCTTCGTGAGCCTCCGAAGGATACACGACTCTGCCGATTATTAGTTATCGGCATTGAAGGATGTTGGTCCTTCATTAAATCCTGATCAACTGCTACCATTTGTTCGCGGGTCCGGTTCCCGTAATACTCGGATCGTTCTTGGGCGGTTTCTACAGGTATGCGACACAGCATCAATCCACCTTGTCCGATGATGCCCTCAAATCGACCTTCGTCAATAGTGGGAGCTTCATAGTCTGGATACTCGTCCTTACGAACGGGTTCCCATCCTTCGCGTAGCTTGGTGTTGACGTTCATCTTATCGTCTTCACCGCGCATTGCAGTTCGAATCCAACGATGCACAAAACCCGCAGGGGCTTCTGGTGCAGCAAGGCGACTGGGCGGTGCCCATGGTTTACGGCGCGTTTCTTTTTCGCGTGTTACGCTTTCGCGTGGTTTTCTGTCAGTCATTTGTCTTACTCCTTCACAAACTTTGCATATTCTTCAAGCGGAACGTTTAGTCGCTTCGCCATCGCAATTTGGGAGGGTGAGAGTTTCACCGACCTACGCGCCTGTTTTGCAGTGTTGCGGGTAGCTGAAGCGCCAGCAGGTGCGACCTGTGCTCCGCCCGATTTCTTAGCCTTCGGAAATTTCTGTGGAAACTCTATCCGAATACGCTTGTCTACTTCATTGTAGTACTCTTCGGTCGTCGGGTCAAACCCTTCTTCCTCTACAAGTCGTTTATGTAAACCAAACGCGGCATAAGTCATAACCTCATCTGAACCAAACCATTCATTTTTACTCGCCCAATCTTCGGCTCGTGCATCTGGTTTAGCCGCAGGTGGGGCTGTTGGTGTGACAGGAGCGGCCGTCTGTTCTGGTTCTTCAACCTCTCGCTCCAATCGTTGTCTTGCTGTGCGAACACGATCTTGCTGAACAGCCATCTTAGACAATTGTTCTTGTGCTTCAAACATCGCATCCGAATCCCCTGCTTCATAAGCTTCACGGTATTTACGTTTAACCGCATCCGCGTGAGCTTCTAAGCGTGACTCTTCTGAGTTAACGTAGCCTTTGTCTAAGTTCTTAACTTGAGACTTTAACTTGTTGTTTTCACTCAATAATTGTTGAGCCATACGAACAGCTTCTTCACGATCTCGTTCTTCTTTCCGATATTTCTCGGTAAGCTTCTTGATTCGTTTTTGAACGTTGTTACTATAACTCTCCAGTTCATCCGGTTTTTCTTCGGCAGGTTCTTCCTTGGAGGCTTCGACTTTCGTCTCTTCCTCTTTGTCCTCAGAAGGTTCAGCGTCTAGTTCAATCTCAACACCTTCTTCTTCTTCGATAATTTCTTGTGCTTCTTCGTTCATGGCACTCCCCTAAACTTGTTTAATATCATCAGGTTCAAGAATTGTAGCGATCACTTCGTCATCATTAATGATACGAACCTCTCCACCGTCAATCTTAAATCGTGATCCAGAGTATCGTCCGATACATACCCATTGACCTTCTTTGCACCAGGCATCTGAGCCTTCTCCAAATTTATTTGGGTCTTTGTATGCTAGCGGACCGATCTTTAGAACATACGCAACAACCGTTGCTACGGCTTCACGAGCTCTAATTTCGTCCGGAATATGCAGACCACCTTGTGTTTTAACGGCACCTTGATAAGGCATCACTAATACACGCCATCCCGTAGGCTGCGGTAATCTTTCCAAAAGGGGTTTATCTAATAGAGAAGGATCTAATACCTTCTCGGTTGCGTCAACGTATGCGCTATTCACAGCGGATGAGTCGGCTTTAGCCTTCTCCCGTTCCTTGTTCATTTTCTGCGCGACGTGGTCAGGTACTAATAAAGTCTTCGTCATCGTCTACGGTTCTTTCCAGCAGGGCTTTAAATTCCTCACGAGCGTAGGTCAGGCCCCGTACCTCACCTACCATGAGTTTGTAATGCTCCCAGTCTTTGCAAGCATCACCGGCAAGAGCACTTGCAATATCTTGTTCG